TTAACAGACCTTATAGATTCTACATCCCTTTCAACTAACGTAGGAATTGCTGATAATACTATAACTGTAGACTCTACTACTGGATTTCCTGATACGTATGGATTACTTGAGATAGATTCTGAAATTATTACATATACTGGAATTACTACGAATTCTTTTACTGGATGTTCAAGAGGATTTAGTGGAATTACTTCATATAGAAGTCCTAGTGATAATGATGAGCTTATTTTCTCTCAATCTGGAATTTCTACTCATTCTTCAGGTACTGTAGTTAATAATTTAAGTATTAGATTTCTTAAAGAGTTTTTTAAGAAAGTAAAAACTCAAATTGCGCCAGGATTTGAAGAAAGAACATTAGATTCAGATATTGATGAAAGATTATTTGTTAAACAATCTAAAGATTTCTACTCTTCTAAAGGAACAGATCAATCCTTTGAGATTCTCTTCAGAGCACTCTACGGAAAGGATGTAGAGGTCATTAAACCTCGTGATTACCTTTTTATACCCTCAGATGCTAATTATAAAATATCTAAGCAATTAGTAGTAGAATCATTAGAAGGAGATCCTATGGATCTCATTAATAGGAACTTATTTCAAGATGATGTTTATGGATTTGAAAAGGCTAATGGATCTATCAGTGATGTAGAAAAAATAGTAAGAGGTGATAAAGCTTATTATAGATTAAGTTTGGATTATGATCATAATTTAGATAGATTAAGTGGAGATTTTGCTATACATCCCAATACAAAATTAATTGATAATGTTTCTGTTGGATCTACTGTTCTAACTGTTGATTCTACAGTTGGATTTGGAACTACTGGTGTTCTAATAGCAAATTATGCAGATGGAACATTTAATTCTATAAAATATACTTCAAAATCTTTAACTCAGTTCTATGGATGTAGTGGTGTAGATAAGAATATTTCTCCAGAGCAAGATTTAAGATTAGATGCATTTGCTTATGGTTATTCTGGTATAGGAACTGCTAACGTAGTAAAAGTTAGAGTTACTGGAGTATTATCAGATATAATTCCAGAGTTTGACACTACTTACTATAATGAAGAAGGTAGTATTATTGAACCTAAAGGTTTGGGTTTAGTATCTAAGAGTGAAGTAACAAAAAATTTATTTATTAATATTTCTGCTACTTATTCTGTAGAATCTATAGAATTGATTGACTCTTCAAACTTTACATATAAATTAAATCTTTTTGATAATCATACTTTTATTGCTGGTGATAATGCTCTTATTAATGATGTGTCATGTTCTATTATATCACTTGTTAGTTCCAAAGAAGTTTTAATTAAAGGTTCTGGAGAATTAAATCCTAATACAAATTATAGAATTCAAAGATTATTATCTAAAGCTAATTTAAGTAATTACCCAGAAGCAAGTATTTACACTACAAATGTTCAAAATTCTTACTTAACATCAAGTATTGGTGACAATGATGTATATATTACTTCATCTTCACTTCCAAGTTATTTTGACGATGCTTTAGATATTAGAGAAACTGATATTAGTTTTTCTGGTTCTTTTGAAGAAGATACTGAAATAACTATTCCTAATCATGGTTTAATAACTGGAGAAAGAATAATATATGTTCCTGGTGATGGAGATAATAAATTAGATATTAGTGCAAGTGAATATTTTATTAAAAAAGTAGATATTAATACAATTAAAATTTCTAAAAGTAATGCAAATATTTCTAATGAAATATATGTATCTTTTAGTGGCACAATAACTAATAATAAATTTGAACTCTCCAATTTTAGTCAAAAATCAATAGGATCTCAAAAATTAATAAGAAAAATTCAAGATCCTATTTCATCTTTAATTAACCAATCTACTCCTGTTGGAAAAACTGGTATTTTAGTTAATGGAGTTGAAATATTAAATTATAAGTCTAATGATGCTGTTTATTATGGACCAATACAAGATATTTCAGTTACAGCAGGTGGTGATAATTATGATGTAATTAATCCTCCTATTTTATCAGTAACTGATAGTGTTGGTACTGCTGTATCTGCTTATTGCGAAGTTCAAGGTGCTGTAGAGAGAATAGATGTTTTGGATGGAGGATTTGATTATATAGAAACTCCTACTTTAAAAATAAGTGGAGGAAATGGATCTGGATGTATTGCTTATCCAAATTTAATTCAGAAAGAGCATTCTTTAACATTTGATTCTACTGAAACTGGAGGTTATGTTAACCTTACAAATAATACCATAGGATTTACAACATATCATAAATTTAGAGATGGTGAGATTATAACTTATATTACTGATAAACAAACAGCAATTGCTGGATTGACTACTAATGCTACTTATTTTTGTGCTATTAAAGACTCAACTACTGTTTCTTTACATTCTACTTATTCTGATGCTATAACAGGAGTTTCTAGTATTTCACTTACTGGATATGGAGCAGGTATTCAAGAAATTAAATGCGAAGATAAAAAAAGAATAGTTAGTTCTATAAGTATTGGAAGTTCTGGTTCTGGTTATACTAATAGATTAACTTCTACAACTTCTTCAGGAATTAATACTGCTACTAATATAATCAATATTCCTGGTCATGGATATAAAACTGGAGAACTTATTAGATATGATAATAAGACAACTCCTATTATTGGACTTAGTACTTTAACAAATTATTACGTAACTGCAGTAGATGGTGGTTCGTTTAAATTATCTTCAGTTGGAGTTGGATCTACTCCAGCTAATTTCTTTATGAGAAATAAAAAATATATTGAATTATTGTCTGGAGGAGAAGGAATTAATGAATTTAATTATCCCCCAATTTCAGTATCAATAACAGGGCATACAGGAGTTTCTACTCTTTCTGGACAAGACTTTAATGCATCTTTAAGACCTGTAGTTAGGGGATCTATTAAATCAGTATATATTGCTAATGGTGGAGTGGGATATGGATCTTCTGATATAATCAATTATAATAGACAACCAGTTTTTACTCCTAAGAGTGGTAAAAATGCTCAATTGATTCCGATTATAAGTGTTGAGGGTAAATTAACAGAAGTTATAGTATTGAATGCTGGAAGTGAATACAATTCACCGCCAGATTTAAAATTAGTAGGTCCTGGTAAAGGATCTAATATTATTCCTATCTTAAAAAATGGATCTATTGATTCTGTTAGGATAGTTAATAGTGGTATAGGACATACTTCTACAGACGCTACTATAACAATAACATCTAATGGCGATGGCGCTAAGTTCTATTCTAATCCTAAAACATGGACTATTAATAGTGTAGAAAGATTAATTCAAAATGATCAAATTACTACTGATGATGGAATTGTAAGTAATGGACTAAATGAAGAATACGGTCTTCAGTATTCTCATTTATATGCTCCTAGAAAATTAAGACAATCTGTTTACGTTAAAAAATCTATAGGTGATAAAGAAGTATTTGTTCCAGATCTTTCTCTTGAAAATGATATTGAACAAGTATCTGTTACTCATTCTCCTATTATTGGATGGTCTTATGATGGATGTCCAATTTATGGTCCTTATGGATATACAAATGCTTCTGGTGGACCAATTAAAATTCTAGAATCTGGATATTCTCCTTCAATATCTAGTATTAGACCCAATCCTCTTACAGCAAATGGAGAACAGGTGTATCCAGAAGGATATTTTGTTGATGATTACTCTTATTCTGAAGATAAAGATTTAGATGAGCATAATGGAAGATTCTGCAAAACACCAGAATATCCTAATGGAGTTTATGCATATTTTTCTTTAATTAACCCAACTATAAATGATGATGAGGGTGCTTTTAAAAATTATAGAAAACCACAGTTTCCATATTTTATAGGTAATTCATATAAACATAAATCTATAGATTATAACTTTGATTATAGATCTAATCAGGATTTGGTGGATTTTAATCAAACTAATTTGGTTAGAAACACTGAACCATATAATTTCCTTCTTAATGATACAAGTTATGATTTCTTAGTAAATCCTAGTAATATTCATAAACAAAGAACCTATATTGATGCTACTACTAGTGGACATATAGAATCTGTTGGTATTAATACTGGAGGGGATGGATATAAAGTAGGAGATGAAATAGTATTTGAAGATAAAGGATCTAGTGGATATGGTTCTAAAGCTTTAGTTAGTTTCGTTCAAGGTAAAACTATAAATCAGGTTAGTGTTGCTTATACTGAATTTTCTAACGTAGAGTTTATACTTGGCAAATATACTGGACAATTTGTTGGTTATACTACTAACCCTCATAATTTTTATCATAAAGAGTCAATATTTATTTCTGGATTAAGCACTAGTGGAATCAAAAATAATTCCACTATAGAAATTGGAATAACCACTGATACATTCAAATTATTTAATAGTATTGATGCTTCTTCTTCTACTGGTATTATAACTTATTTTAATTTAGAAGGATATGCTAGATCTCCTTATATTAGAGAAAACGATATATTAGGAATAGGAACAGAATGTCTAAAAGTATTAAATGTTGATTCAGAATCATCTAGAGTTAGAGTAATAAGAGAATGGAATTCTACTACAGGAAGTGCTCATACTGCTAATAGTCTTATTTCCCAAAAACCCAGAAATTTTACTTTTAATGCTAAGTCAAAATTAGATAATTATGATTTAAGACTTAATAGAGAATTATACTTTAATCCTTCAGAATCAGTAGGATTAGGAACAATTCATAGTGTAGGAATAGGATCTACTATAGTTTTCTCTAATCCAGGAACTGGATTAAGTGAAATATTCATTCCTACTAAATCTTTGTATTTTAAAGATCATGGATTGTTAACTGGAGATGCATTAACTTATAGTACTAATGCAGGAGCTGCTGTATCAGTATCAACTGATGGAATAGATGGATTTGCTCTTACTCAAGGACAAACAGTATATGCTGCAAAAATAACAAATGATTTGATTGGAATATCTACTGCAAGAGTAGGTTTAGGTTCTACTGGATCATTTGTGGGAATTGATAGCACTACTACAGCTTCTACTTTATATTTTATTGGCGTAGGTACTGGAGTATATCATAGTCTTAAAACTAATTTTGATAATACAATAACTGGAGCATTGAGTAGATCTTTAGTAACAGTATCTACAGCTTCTACACATGGTCTTAAAAGTGATGATAGGGTTAGGTTGAGAGTTCAACCAGGAATAACAACTACTATAAATGTTGCATATAATGATTATAATAGAAGATTAGTAATAAATCCAAGAACTTTTGGTTCTGCTAATGTTAGTGTAGGAAATAATACTATTACTATTGCAAGACATGGATATAATAATGGTCAAAAGGTTATTCATACTGCAACTACTTCTTCAGGTGGGTTGGTAGATAATGGAATTTATTATGCATCTATTGTAGATAAAAATACTATTAAATTATCTAATAATTATTATGATGCTATAAATTTAGAACCAAAGACTATTGATATTACTAGTGCTTCTTCTGGTACTATTTCACCTATTAATCCTCCAATAGATTTGGAGAAGAATTTAAAAATATATTTTGATTTATCAGATTCTTCATTATCATTTAGCGATGGTGGTGTTTCATATAGTGCATTTGATTTTAATCTTTATACTGATTCAAATCTTAATAATTCTTTTACTACTTCAGGAGAAACTGATGACTTTAATGTTGTTAGAACTGGAAGAATTGGTATAGATGCTAATGCCAATCTTACTGTTAAAAATGTTAAAGAAATTGATCAAACAATATATTATAATTTAATTCCTATAAATGAAACATTAAATTCAGCAGTTAAAGTTGAAATAATTAGAGATGTTGATAATATTATTAATTCCAATTCTGCATTTTTATTACCAAATCCATTAAGTTCTGATGTGAATATAGTTGGAGTAGGATCTACTACATTCTCCTTTATAACTCCAATATCTCCTCAAAAATTAGAATATACATCTTCTGATGGTGTATTTTCTTATATGACAAATTCTTTAAATGTTGAAGGACCTATAGAACGTATTAATTTGGAGAATAAAGGATTTCAATATAAGACTTTACCTGGAATTAGTACTATCATTACTACTTCTGGTAAAAATGCAATTTTAGAAACTAAAGGAAATAGTATTGGAAAAATAAGTAAGACTACTATTCAAGATATTGGATTTGATTATTCTGTAGATAAAACTCTTAGACCTGAGGCTAATATTCCTCAATTAATTAAGTTGGATTTACTTACTTCTCTTAATACTATAGGAATTACTTCTGTTGGTAAAAATTACTTAGATTCTCCTTCCTTAGTTCTAATTGATGGATTGACAAATAAAGTCGTAAATGACGTAGAATTGGATTATGAATTAGGAGATACTCAAGTTAGTATTTTAAAGAATACTAAAACTTTGAATAATATTACTCCTAAAATTATTCCTACTAGCAATTCTAATGGAATTACCATTAATGATATTGATTATGATAGTGGAAATAAAAATGTAACATTAACTATTGGAGCTAGTTTTAGTGATGCTGCTGATTATCCATTTGAGGTGGGTAAGAAGGTTATGATAGAAGGTGTGAGTGTTGGGGTAGGAAGTACTGGTAAAGGATTTAATAGTGAAAATTATGACTATACTTTGTTTGAAATATTAGCAACAGATGCTAATATTGGAGGAACTCTTGGAACTGTAAGATATAGCCTATCTAATATTCTTGCTGATGGTGAAATACCAGGAACATTTAAATCTAATCTTTCATCTCCAAAAATTATTGCAGAAAAAGATTTTCCAATTTTTGATATTAAGTTAAAGGTTGATGAATTTGAAAAGGGAGAAGATGTAGTTTCTGGTTCTAAGAGGGGATCTATTCAATCATGGAATAATTTTTATGGATATCTTAGAGTATCTTCAGTTCAAGATTTTGAAGTAGGAGATTCTTTTGTAGGAGAATCCTCTGGAACTCAAGGAACTATAACAGAAGTTATAACAAGTAATTCTTTATATAATGTTGGTTCTTCTTCTATAGTCAAAGAAGGTTTCCAGAAAAATACTGGATTTTTAAATAATGATCTACAAAGAGTTATTGATAGTGATTATTATCAGTATTTCTCATATTCTCTTAAATCTGAAGTTCAATATGAAAAATGGAAGGAACCAGTATCTACTTTAAATCATACAGCAGGATTTAAGAAATTTAGTGATTTAATTATTAGCAATAATGAAGAAGTAGGAATTACTTCAGTTCAAACTGAAAGTAAGTTTGAAATAGTAAATGATTTAATTTCTTTGATGGATTTAAATACTGTATTTGATTTTGATTTAGTAAGAGAAAAAACTTTAACAATAGGTTCTGATATTATTTCGGATGAATTAGTTTTTGATACTAAAATTCTTGCAGATTATAATGAGTCTATAGGTAATAGGGTATTAACTGTTGATGATATTAGCGGAGATTTTAATAATAATGCTAGAACAGATGCATTTATGTCTGTTGATAGTTTTACATTAGCAAGTGTAAGGTATAGAAAATATATTACTTTTATTAGAGATAAGAGATTTACTAAAGAAAGACAAATACTTTTGGTATCTGCTCTTCATGATGATAGTGGTAATATCTTCTTAAACCAGTATGGTAGGGTTGAAACTAACACTGACCTTGGTGAATTTGGTGGGGATTTGGGTTCCTATGATATGGATATTGCTGGTGATGATGGAAGACTCTTATTCTATCCTAAGAAGTTTAAATTCAATAATTATGATGTTTCAAACGTTGCTATTAATATTTCTGATAGTGTTGCTGGAGTAGGATCTACTGGATTGGGAGGAATTGTTAATATTGTAAGTAGTACTACAACTATACCTTTAGGAATTACTACACAACATAGTATTGTTTCTTTTGCTACCACTTACAGAGGATCTAAGGTATTAGTATCTTATGCTGCTAGTGATGCTTCATATTGGGAGCATGATGAAATAACCTTGGTTCATGATGGAACAAATGTAGATATGATTGAATATGGACAGTTATCTACAGGTGATGTTGGTAGTGCTTCTGGAGAACCTGGTCTTGGAACTTATAGTGCTTATATTGCTGGAGGTAGAATTAGTTTAGATCTTCATCCTACAGTAGCTACTGCAAGTACATATGTTGCTAATACTGTTCAAGTAAACTTTGGAAATGCCTCATCTGCTGGAGTTGGTACTACATCATTAAACACTGCTAATTTAGATTCTAGATATACTGCTATATCTGCTAGTGGTTCTCCTTCTGCTACTACAGTAGCACAGTATGAAACTGAGACATTTAATGGTGCTTATTATGTTGTATGTGTAGAAGATACTACTAACAGTCATTATCAGATATCAGAAGTCATAGTAGTAGATGATGGCACTACTTCTTATATAACAGAATATGCTATAAACCAAACTGTTACTAATTTAGGTGATTTTAGTGCTGCTATTTCTGGAGATTACACTACTTTAACATTTACTCCTATAGCAAGTGCTGCTGTTCAGGTTAGAGTATTCCAAGCTGCTTTAAGATTGGTTGATGAGGCAAATGAAAATACTGAAATAGATTTAACTAATGCTACTATTGATACTGGATTTGGTGCTTATACTGCTACTGAGACTGATGTTAAGAGAGCATTTGACCTTAAGCATAGACAACTACCAATCTTTAAGAGAGACTTTGTAGGAAGTGCTTCTACCACAGTTAGTTTGGCTGAAGATACAATTAGATTACCAGATCATTACTTTGTTACTGGAGAGGAATTATCTTACAGATATACTGGAGCAGGAACTACTTCTGCTATTGAAATTACCTCACAATCTATACCTGGATATGGTACTACAGATAAACTGCCTTCTACTGTATATGCAGTTAAAGTAGATGATTCTACTCTTAGACTTGCTACTTCTGCAGAGAATGCATTAAAGACTAATCCTACTTATTTGGATATTACTGCAGTTGGAGTTGGAACTTCTCATTCATTTACTTCTAAAAAGCAAAACTCAAGATGTATATTAAGTATTGATAATGTGGTTCAATCTCCAATAGTTTCTACTGCTGTAACTACTACTATTACTGCTGATGTATCTGCTACTACAGATAAGATTAAACTATCAGGAATAACGTCTATTACTGGTGGTGATATGTTGAAGATTGGTGATGAGATTATGAAGGTGGATTCTGTTGGATTAGGTGCTACCAACGTTCTATTAGTAACTAGACCTTGGATGGGAACACAATCAGGTGTTCATAGTGATGGAACTTTAATTACTAAGGTGGAAGGAAATTATAATATTGTAGATAGCACTGTTAACTTCTTTACTGCTCCTGTAGGATTAACTCCATTATCAACTACTACTAATGAACCAGACGAAAGGGATTGGGTTGGTATTGCAACTCATTCATCTTTTAATGGCAGATCATTTATGAGATCTGGTATTACTGGTAGTGCTGATGAACCTTATGCTGGTAACTATATTTTTGATGATATTTCTTCTAACTTTACTGGATTGACAACTCAGTTTACTCTTAAGTCTGATGGAAGTAATGTAGCAGGATTCTCTACAAACAATGCTTTAATATTAGTTAATCAAGTTCCTCAAGGACCACAAAGATATACTGGTGGGGTTCATGTTCCAGGAGATTACACTTTAATTGAAGGTGCTACAGGAATTACTAGTGTACAATTTACAGGATCTATATCTTCAGTTACTTCAGATCCTAATAGTTCTAATGTACCGTTAGGTGGTGTTATTGTTTCTGTTGGTTCTACTGAAGGTTTAGGATATCAACCATTAGTAGCTGCAGGTGGTACTGCAGTTGTTTCTGGATTGGGTACTATTAGTTCTGTAAGCATAGGAAACAGTGGATCAGGGTATAGAACTGGTATTCAGACAATAGTTAATGTGGGGGTTCAGACACTAAGTACAGGAGCACCTAATATTGAATTTATTGGTACTGCTGCTATTAGTGGTGGTAATATTGTAAGTATTGCTATTACCAATCCAGGTACTGGTTATACCTCAACTAATCCTCCATCAGTTGTAATAGATGAGCCATTATCTTATGATAATATGCCTCTATTCTATTCTTCAAATCAATCTGGGGTAGGATCAGAAGCAAGAGCAAATATAGTTGTTGGTTTAGGTGGTAGTGTAATTGATTTTGAAATTACTAACCAAGGTTATGGTTATGGTGAAACTCAGAAGTTAACTATAGGTGTTGGAGGTACTGTAGGTATTCCAACTGCAGGTGCTTCTGAATTTAGAGAATTTCAACTAACAGTTAATGAGACTGTAAGTGATAGTTTTGCTGGATGGACAGTTGGAGATTTCCAAGTTTTAGATCCTTTAGACTCATTATTTGATGGAAAGACAATTTCCTTTGCATTAAATTTAAATGGGGTTCAGCAAACTATTCAATCCAAACCTGGTTCAAATATAGATGTTGAAGTTCTTATATTAGTATTCATCAATGATATTCTCCAAAGTCCTGGAGATGGATATGAATTTAAAGGTGGTAGTTATATAACCTTTAAAGAGGCTCCAAAATCAGGAGATACTTCCAAGATTCTTTTCTATAGAGGAACTGGTTCTGTTGATGTTGCTACTGTTGATATCTTAGAAACAGTTAAGAAAGGAGATGAATTAAAGTTATATGACCAATCTATTGGTTTAGAAGAGAATAAGAGAACAGTGAGTGTTATTAATTCTTCTGATAGTGTTAATACCAATATCTATCCTGGTCCTGGTATTACTACTAATGAGAGTTTCCAAAGATCTGTTAATTGGTCTAGACAAACTCAAGATAAATTTATAGATGGAGAAGCTGTTACTAAGGATAGACCTCATTATGAACCATTGATATATCCTAATACTAATATTATTCAATCAGTTGGTGTAGGATCTACTGTAATATTTGTTTCTAATATTAGAACATTCTTTGATAGCTCTAAAGAAAACTATAATGGACAAACTGATATTAGAATTATTTCTCAAGATAGTTTAGTTGGAGCATCTGCTACAGCTTTAGTTTCTGATACAGGTGTTATAAGTTCATTTGATATTACAAATCCTGGAGTTGGTTATACCATAGCACCTACAGTTTCAATTTCTCTTCCAATAGGATTATCTACTTCTCAAGGTGCTCAAGCAACTGCAAGTATAAGTGGAGTGGGAACTGTTAGTTCAATTGCTGTTTCTTATGCTGGAACTACTACTGGATTTGCATATACTAATACTGCTGCTCCTTCAATTCTGATAGGAGAACCAAAAGCAGCTGCTTCTGTAGAAACAATTAATGATGTATCTTACTCTGGTGATTTTGGAATTATATCTGGTATTTCTACAACATCTGTTGGTGTAGCATCTACTGGTATTGTATTTGATCTACTTCTTCCTAAGGATTCATTATTTAGAAATGCTGCTACTGTAGGAACTGCTATTACTGTAAGTGGAATTTCGACTGGATATTACTTCACAGTCTTCAATTCTAATGTAGGTGCTTCAGTAACTTCTCTATATCAAGATGGTACTGTGGTTGGTATAGGAACTTCCTTCTTGGATAATGTTTATGAAGTTGCTCAAGTTTCTATTGCTCAAACTATGGGTATAGGAATTGGATTAACGTATGTTGCTCAAGTTACAGTTAGTGTTCAAGATTATAATGGATTAACTGGATTGGGTCATAGTGAGTTCTTTGGTGAATATAGTTGGGGAAGAATTGCTACTGCTCCTCGAGGATCAGCAAGAGTATTTACTTCTTATGCTGGAAATTCTACTGGATTAAGTGGCATATCTAGTTCTCCAATAATTGAAAGGGTTAATCCTTTAAGATACTTAAATTATAATTCATAAATAACTAAAAAATAAGTAAAAATGTCCGCCATTATAACTGATCAATTAAGAATATTGAATGCGAAGAATTTTGTTTCTACAGCTACTTCTTCAGTAAATTCATATTATTCTTTTGTTGGTTTACCTAATGCAACTAATTACTCTTCTACTTGGGATAGCAATCCTCCAGCTCCTAAGGATAGTTTTGATCAAGAAGATGATTATTGGGATACTATGGTAGCACTTAAGAAGATTACAACTTCTGACGTGCGTAGAGTGGTTAGTAAGAATACCTGGACTTCTGGTATAACTTATGACATGTATAGGGGAGATATTAGTAGAACAAATACAGCAAAACCTTCTGGAGCAACTAATTTATATGCTTCAAAATACTTTGTAGTAAATGAGGATTATAAAGTTTATATTTGTCTTCAAAATGGAACAGATCCAGAAAATACTACAGGAAGACCTTCACTAGATCAACCTACATTTACAGATCTTGAACCTAAAGCAGCAGGTGATAGTGGTGATGGTTATCTATGGAAATATCTTTATACTATTAAACCAAGTGATATTGCAAAATTTGATTCAACTAATTTTATGCCTGTTCCTAGTGATTGGGAAACAAGCACTGATAATGCTGCTGTAAGAGATAATGCATCAACTAGTGGACAATTAAAAATTGCTACTATTATTAATAGAGGATCTGGTATAGGAACTGCTAATAGAACTTACACTGGAGTTCCTGTTAATGGTGATGGTTCTGGTGCTGAAGCAACTATAGTTATCAATAACGATGCTAAAGTTGAATCTATTAATATTGCAAAAGGTGGATCAGGTTATACTTATGGAACCATAGATTTAGTTGCTGGTGGAGTTCCTGTAGGAACTACTACTCCAGTTTTTAATGTAATTATTCCTCCTCAAGGAGGTCATGGTGAAGATATCTATAGGGAATTGGGAGCAACTAACGTTTTAATATATTCTAAAATTGAAAATGATACAGAAAATCCTGATTTTATTACTGGAAACCAAATTGCTAGAATTGGAATTGTAGAAAATCCTCAAGCTTATGATTCAACT